TGTTAGAATTGATAAAGAAGATGTGGAAGAATTCAATTTTTTTATCAAACCTTTTCCTGATAGCGAAGTAAGTGAAAAAGCTTTGGAAGTTCAAGGGAGAATGAAAGAAGATTTCAAGAAATCAGAATATCTTAGTGAAAAAGAAGTTTATCAAAAGTTCAAAACTATTTTGGATAAATATATTGATAAATACAATAAAACAGATAAATTTTTAGTTGCTGGATACAATATTAGATTTGATATTGAGATGTTACAGTCTTTTTTTAAGAGACAAAAGGATAATTATTTATTCAGCTATCTGAGTTCTACTCAAATAGATCCACTACCTTGTATAGGACTTTTACAGTTGTGTAATAAACTTCCTATTTTACAAAATAATAAATTAGAAACATGGTGTGAACATTTTGGGATTGAGTTTCAAGCTCATGATAGTTTAGAAGATATTCGAGCTACGAAAAAACTAATTTTTGAAATTGTAAATGTTTTAAGGCGGTGATGATATGGCACAGAAAGTATTGATACTTGGAAATTCCGGTTCTGGAAAAAGTACTTCTATTCGGAATTTAGATGAAAAAGAAACTTGCATTATCCAATGTGTAAAAAAACGTTTACCATTTAAAAATTCTGGAAAAAAATACAACGATAAGAATAAGAATATATATCAAAGCAACGATTTGATAAAAGTATTAAATTTTTTAAATAGAGTCAATCAAAATGAAAAAATAAAAACATTGATAATCGACGATTTTAATTATCTCATGACTTATGGATATAAGGCACGAGCAAAGGAGGTTGGATATTCAAAATTTGAAACTTTGGCTTTTTTAGTCGTTGATATTTTCGATAAAATCGATTCTTTGAGAGATGATCTTATCGTCTACATCACAGCACATACTCAAAAAGACATTGATGGAAAACTCTCAACAAAAACAATAGGGAGATTTTTAGATGAAAAAGTTGTTATCGAAGGACTATTTGAGATTGTGATATTGGCTTTAGGAAGTGAAAATAACTATTCTTTTACAGTCAATGGGTTGGATCCTGCAAAGAGTCCGATTGATATGTTTGAAAAAGATGAAATTGAAAATGATTTAGTGTTAGTAAATGCAGCAATTAAAAAATATTATTAGGAGGATATAAAGATGATGAATTTATGGAATGCAAATGCGGAAGATTTAACTAAAAAGACAGGAACAAAAGAAAGATTTCAAAATAGTGGAATATATGAAGTAACAATCAAAGAAGCTTATATTACTCATTCTACGAAATCACAAGCAAAAGCAATTACAGTTGTTTTAGAAACAGAAGAAAATTATGGAAGAGTAAATTTCTGGTTTTTAAAAGGAGATGGAACGGAAAATGAGTTTACTAGGGCAACATTAAATAGGATGATGTATTTACTCAAATTGAAGCCAAACCAATTGAAAACAGAATCTAAAAAAGTTAGAAATTATGATGGTGAAGAAGTTGAAAGAGTATATTTACTGGACTTGGAAGGAAAAAGTATTGGAATTATCTTAAAAGTTACAATAGAAGAAAAACAAACAAATTTCAAAGTAAAAGATTTCTTTGATATTAAATCTGGAAAAACATCAGATGAAATTTTAAATAAAACAGAAGCATATACTGTCGAATTTTTCAGAAAAAAATATGCTCAGGAAGTAGAAGAATATTCAAACAATGAAACCGTAGAAACAACAGAGGATGACGACGAGTTCCCATTCTAAAAAGGAAGGTGGACCTAAATGGATAAATATAAAAGATATGGGAACGAATTGAGATTTGGTTACTGTCCAATTTGCAAAAAAGAAAGTTCTGATAATCCTCATTTCTCAATCAATTTAGAAACAAAGCAATATTACTGCCACTCTACAGGAAAGGGTGGCAGTATTGAAGAATTGGAAGATTTTGATGTGGATCTGGAAAATATTTCGATAAAAAAAGAAAAGAAAATTCAAGCAGCTAACTTTGATAGCATTATGAAAAGTAGAGCAGATAAGCATTTAGGAGAGGATTGGCTAACTTATTTAAAAGGAAGAGGAATTTCAGAAAAGGGATTAGGTAGACTGGTAAGATTAGGGCGAAATAATACTATGATGATACCAATCACTGATGGGCAGCATGTAGTAGCTATAAAATACAGGACTATTGATAAAAAAATGAGTTCTGAGAAAGGAAGTCAGTCTAATTACTTGGTCAATTGGCAAAATATAAAAAATAAGAGCTATCTCATCATTGTAGAAGGGGAGATTGATTTATTAAGTGCTATTGAAGCAGGATATGACAATGTCGTGAGCCTGCCTTTTGGTGCAAAGAATTTGAAAGCAATTGAACATCAAAAAACTTGGATAGAGAGCTTTTCTAAAATTACTATTGCGGTAGACAACGATGAACCTGGGAGAGAATGCAAAGAAGAAATTGTAAAGCTATTAAAAACTAGCTCAAAAAAATTGTATGAAGTCGAATTAGGCACTTACAAAGATTTCAACGAGATTTTATGTGATAAAGGAATAGGAGCTCTCAAAAAGGTTATAAACAAAGCTACAAAGATTGAAGTTAATTTTGAGCCATTTTATGAAGAAGAAGATGGATATTATTGTTTCCAAAAAGAAAATTACTCAAAATGTACTGACTTTACATTGAACTTAACAGGATATTCAGACAATTATATTGTAGGAATTGTGAAGCAGAACGGAAGAGAAAGAGAATTTAAAGCAAAAAAAACAGATTTGTTAACTAAAAATGGAATGCTGGAACATCTCGGATATTATTTGGGAAGTTCTCAGTCCATTGCTAAATTTTGGAGCTGGTTTTTGGAACGAAGTAATGAGCAATTTTTACTGGAAATTCCACACTATGGAATTTTTGAGGATAAATATTATGATTCACAGTCTAAAGTGATTTGTAGCAAAGAGGATTTGAAAATTCAAAAAATAGATGAAATTGAAGAAATGACATCAGAGGATAGAGATTGGTTACAAAAGAATTTACTTCATTTAAGAACTGACACAAATCAAAGTTTGCTTGGTATTTGTTGGGCTCTTGGTAGATTTCATATTCAAGGAAGTTATCCAATCTTAGAAGTATCTGGAACAACCTCGATTGGAAAAACCGAGTATGTAGAATTTATTTCAAGGATATTATTTGGAAATAAAGAAAATATCAAAAGTTTTACAACTTTGACAAATCATCAAATCCGAAGTTTTTCTTCATGCTCTAATGTTACTCCATGGGTCATAGATGAAGTGAAGATAACTGGGAAAAACCTCAAAGAAAAAGCTACAGAGCTTTACTCTACTATTCGGGCAGTTTATGATAATAAAACGATTAACCAAGGAAATGTAACATCTAAATTGACAGAATTTTCGCTTTGTACTCCACTTATTATATCCGGAGAAACAGAATTATCCGATATATCTATAAAAAATAGGATGATTAGTACTACATTGAACAAGCATAACAAAAGCAAAGATGAGGTATTTTTTAAACTAAAAGATACAACATTATTGGAAAAGTTAGGGAAAGAAGCTCTAAAAAGAAGAATTAATATTGGAAAAATAGAAATAGAATTAGACACAGTGAAAAAGTTTTTAAATCAGGTAAAAGATGAAAGACAAATTTATAACGGAAGTTGCATTTTGATAGGTTTAAAGGCTTTATCTGAAATCATTAAGATAGATTCAAAAATTACAAATCAATTTATCCAATTTTTGAATCAACAATTGTCTAATGAATATGATGTCACGACTAATTTTATAGAGTTGTTAGAGTTGGTTGCAGATTCTGGAATAGATAGTAGAGCTTTTTACCAAGTGAAAGATGGAAAACATTACGTGCGATTTAATTTACTTTATAAAGCTATTGCTGAGGAACACTTTAAAACAAATAGTACTTTAGAGTTATTAGATGCTAGAACGTTAAAAAAACAATTGATTGAGAACAATTATATTTTAAAATCAGGAGTGTCTATTCGATTTTTAAAAGATGCCTTTACAAATGAAACGATAGCTGTAAAAGCTGAAGAAGTG